ACTCTGTTATGTCAGTTATGGATACACTAGAACAAAACGAAAAACTTAAAGAAGATTTTTGTGGTCCAGGAGGAACATTTAAACCAGCAACAAGAGCAGGTAAAATGTGGTCACGTAGTGGATTTACTGTATCAACACGAACAGTAGCTGGTATTAAATCACCAACAATGATAGGTATAGGTCGTGGTGGTAAGATACTTTCTCGTGACTGTGACTTAATTATTGCTGATGACATTGAGGACCATAGTTCTACTATGCAACCAGCGTCAAGAGAAAATACAAAAAACTGGTGGACAACTACATTAGGTTCAAGAAAAGAAGAACATACAGCTATGGTACTTATAGGTTCACGTCAGCATCCTGAAGATTTGTACTCTGCAATTCTAGAGTCAGAAGCATGGGAAACTATAGTAGAAGAAGCACACGATAGCCTTTGTGTTATACCTGAGTTTGAAGAAGAAGACCATGTTGATTGTATGTTGTGGTCAGGTAAGAGAACTTTTAAATGGTTAATAAATAGAAAACGTGATGCTATGACTACAGGTGGTTTAAAGAATTTTGAAATGGTTTATCTTAATAAAGCTTACAGTGACAGTCTTAGATTATTTAATCCTGAACAGATAGAGAAATGTTATGACCCTAATATTGGTTTAGGTCATATACCGAAAGGTGCATATCTAGTAGCAGGACTTGACCCTGCAGCTACAGGATATCAAGCAGGTTTCTTATGGGCAGTAGAGACAAATGCTTCTAAAATCAAATTAACATTAGTTGACTTAGAAAATCATCAAGGTGGTGGTTTAGATGAAGCTTTTGCTTTAATTAAAATGTGGCACGACAAATATGATTGTTACCACTGGGTTATCGAAGAGAACGGTTTTCAAAAAGCCATAAGACAAGACCAGAGAATAAAAGAATACTGTAATGTTCAAGGCATTAAATTAGAAGGACACGAGACACATAAAAACAAATGGGATGAAAAATTTGGAGTAACTGCTTTAGCACCTATGTTTAATGAGGAGATGATAGTACTACCTTTTTATGATGCAGATGCACAAAGTAAATCTATAACGTATACAAAACAATTAGTTTACTTTGCTTCTAAAGGTAAAGGTGGTAAAGGCTACAAATCAGATGTTGTTATGGCAAGTTGGTTTCCTATGAAAGTTATTAGAGCATTAACAAAATTAGTATATTCTGATATAGGAATAGAATACACTCCTAGTTTTGATGGCTATAATAGTGTACAATGGAACGAGACACCTTGGAGTTAAATGAAACCTGACGCAATAATCGAAAGAGCTTCCTATTTAAAACGAATGCATGATGATGCATTAACAGATAGAGCAAGATTTAGAGCTATATTAAATGGTGGTGAAGATGGTATTAGACAGTTATTAGGTCCTGGACTTGATGCTAGTGAGTCACATACAATACCAGCACCTAACCTTATGCTATCTGCTTTAGATAGACTAGCTCAAAAAATTGGTAAAGTTCCAACGTTAGATGTACATATTACTAATGCTAGAGATAGTGTTAGGAATCAAGGTAAGAAAGAAAAAGTAGAAAGAATTTTATCTTCATACGACAGTATGCAAAAATTAGAATTACAATTACCTCAAGTTTCAAGATGGCTTCCTGGTTACGGATTTGCTGTATGGGTTATTACAACAAAATTAGATATGAATGGACATATGTATCCATGTGCAGAATTACGCAACCCTTACGATTGTTTCCCTGGTTATTTTGGAAACACACAGCAACCTGATGAGTTAGCAATTATTCAAAAAGTTCCTATAACAAAACTTATGGAGATGTACCCAGAGCTTAAAGCATATTATAGAGATAAAGATAATGATTCACAATCATATGATGGTTACAATCTAAGAACTTCAAACGATGGTAGTTGGGAAAACTCAGATGAAAACGGAGATGTAATTTTAGAATATATGAACCTAGAGGGTACATATGTTGTACATGTTGCTTCTAAAAAAATAGTAGACTTTGTTCCTAATCCTCTCAAATCAGGTCCATCTTTTGTAGTAGCTAAAAGATTTAGCTTTGACAAAATACAAGGTCAGTTTGACCAAGTAGTTGGACTTATGGCTTCTATGGCAAAGATAAACATTTTATCTGTTATAGCTATGGAAGATGCAGTATTTACAGAAACAAATATAGTTGGAGAAATAGAATCAGGACAATATAGAAAAGGCAGAAATGCTATAAACTATTTAACACCTGGTTCACAAATAGTAAAACCTGTTACTAACTTACCGTATCAGTTATTTGAAGCTGTTGGTAGATTAGAAAGACAATTAAGAGTTGTTGCTGGATATCCAGTTCAAGACGATGCTATCTCACCTAATTCATTTGTAACTGGTAGAGGTCTAGAAGAACTGGAATCTGGTGTAGGAGCTATGGTTACTGAGTATCACACAATACTTGAATATGCTTTACAAGAAATAGATTCTAAAAGATTAGAGTTAGATGAAGTGCTTTTTGGTAACAAAAGAAAACCTTTGACAGGAACTTATAAAGGTGCATCTTTTTCAGAAAACTACACACCATCTACAGATATAGATAAAAACTACAGCACTAGAAGAAAGTATGGTGCTATGGCATCATTCGATGCACCAAATAAAATTATTACAGGACTACAGTTAATGCAAGCTGGAGTTATAGATAAAGAAACTATGCAACAAGAAATGGATGGTTTAGAAAATATAACACACATCAATGAGAGAATTACTAAACAAAAGTCAGAAGAAATTATGGACCAAATGTTAATACAAGCATCTCAACAAGGTGACAAAACTGCTATGGCTGCTGTTGTAGAAATTTATAATAACCCAAAACAAAAAGGTTCTATATTAGAAAAATACTTTACAGCACAAGGTGAAGAACCAAGTCCACAGGAACAAGCTATGTTACAACAAGCAATGGCTGGACAACAACAAGGTGGTCCACCAAACTTACAAGCTATGTTAGGAGGCGGTAATGCCCCCCCTGTTCGATAGTGATAACGAAGAGTTTGCACAAATAATTGCTAGGAATTTTTCTGAGCCAATAGAAGAAGTAATAGAAGAGTATGACGTACCTGAGTATGTTAATGCAGAATATACTACATTAGCAGTTACCTATATTCCTGGCTTAGGAAGAATAGAAATTACATTTCATCCTGATACACATGGGAATATATTTTGAGTAGGAATAGAAAAGTTGCAGATTATAAAGCTGATGATTATAAAGGACAAGCTAAAGAGTTAGATACTTTAAGAAACTCTGCACCATTAGAACAGATAGAAGAACCTATTGTACCTACACAAGTAAGACAACCTGCACCTAGTAATTTAGGTGGATTTGTACAAGACGTTACTGCTCCTGAACAAGACCCTATGGTTAGTCCGTTAGCAGGTACACAAGATGGATTCAATAGATTTAATGCAGCTCCTGATGCAAATATGATTTTACAAGCTATGTATAAAGTATTGCCTAGCAAGGAGATAGCAGCCTTACTGAAAGACTTGTAATATGGCTGAAATAAGATGGTGGTGGCAATCCCCTGTACAAGATGAAATAGAAGAAACTCAACAAAATTCGAGGATAGACCAAGCTAAAATAATTCAAGGTATGATTGAGTCTGCACCACAGACTGCTACTAATTTACAAGGTTTAGTTAGAGAACATTTTTATTTACCCAAAGATGTATTAGTTGGTGCATCCTTAATGAACTTAACAGCACAATCTCCTGAAATAGGAACCATAGTTGAACGATGGCTTGACTCTGAAAAGACTTGGTGGGATAGAGTAAAGTCTGTAGGTAGAGGAACTATAAGAACTGCGTTTACAGCATTTGATTCTGTGCAAGATGAGATAGTTAAAAAACCTGTACTAGCTTATCAAAAATATTTAAACCAAAAAAAATATAGAGACAGTCAAGGAATATTAGGTGCATCACTACAGCTTTTAATTAGTGATGATGCACGTAATGAGCTTGGACAAGTAAGAGATATGTTAGGACCTTCTGTAGGTAGAACAGCATTACAGAATTTGTCAGCAAATAAAAAGGTTAACTTAGGTGAAGGATATTTTCCTAACTCTACATTAGCTGAAGATACAGATGTGTATAAAGAATTAGTAGGTAGAGGTGTAGACCAAGGTGAAGCTAAAAATATAATACAAACCTATTACGGTCAAGATATTACTAATAACGAAAGAGAACGTGACGAAAGTCTTACTATACAAACTAGATTTGGTACAAGTAAATTAACACCAGCAGCACCATTAACAGCTACTGTATTTGAACCAGGGACAAAAGGTTACGATATTATGTCAGGAATTATTGACGGTGCTTTTACTTTAGTAGCTGACCCATCAATATTAGTTGGTAGTTATCTAAACAAAGCAGGTAAAGCTGTTAGGTCATTATCACAATCTGATGTTTTAAAAAGTGCAGGCATTATAGATAATGCTGTACGTAAAACCATACACGTTCCTTCTGCTACAGAATATTTAACTGCTACAAAAGGTGGTAGAAAAATTGTAGAACAAATAGCATTAGCTGATAACTTCGACACTGTTGGTCGTTTATTAAAAAATCAAGGTGATGCCGCTTTGCATAAAAATTTAATGAAAGCTAACTCACCACAAGAAGTTACTGATTTATTAATACCAGCAATAGAAACTGCTGTTAAATTTAAAAGACTAGACCCTAATTCATTAGCACTAAGAGGTTCTGTTTCTAGTGCAGCAGGTGGATTAGTTGGTGGGGAATTTGGAAAAGCAGTAGGCTTTATGGGTGCAGTTCGTAAATCACAAGCTGATAGTGCATTAGGTAGAATATTTGCAGAATTTCCTGTACCAAAATTAAATGTTAAAGATTTAAACCAATCCTTTTTTGATTTTAAACAATGGATGAAGTGGGCAAAAGTAGATGATGATGTTGCTGAACCTGCATTACAAAGATTAGCAGAACTAGCTGAGAATCAAATACTAAATCCAGATGACGCACAATCATTAAAAAACATGGGAGACGTATTAGATATTTGGAATGAAGTTCTAGGTCATATTGGTCAGAAGTTTGAAGCCATAGACTTACCACCACAATTAATGAAAGGCATTAAAAGATGGATGGCAAGCGTAGATGAGACACATAGATACTTTGTTAATGAGTTAGGTGAACTTGAGTGGTTCCCTGGTTCTAAATTTGAACAAATACCTAAGATGATGAAAGAAGAATTTTCTGAAATATTAACTGATGACGACACAATTACAGTTATTGAAAAAGTATTAGCAAAATTTAAAGGCGACACAACAGTCGTAACAAAAGAAATAGAAGATATAGTTGCACAGGTTAAAGAGATATCAAATGACCCTACTGCTGTAGAAACTAGAATATTAGTAGATGAGATATCATCAGGATTCTATGAAGGTGCAGAACGTAATGCATTAGATATAGCTGAAGAGATAGGTGTTGCTACAGGTGGTAAAGTTTCTAAAGGATACACTATACCAGATGGTACTTTATCTGACCCTGAGAATGTATTTGACCTATCAGAGAAATATGGACCTTACTTCTTTGAGAAAACTAAAGAGATAGCAGATGGTACAGTTACTGCATTCGTAGATACAACAGAAGGATTTAAGTTTTTTAAAGGCAAGGTTACAAATAAAGTTTATAGATATCAGAATACATATTTAAGAGTTAAAGGTGTCACAAGTATACCTATAGATGTATTTACTAATCCACAGAAAGCTACACAGTTAGAAATGGTTTTGTCTAAAACTGGTATGACTAATAAAGAATTGTTTAACTTAGTGAAGACAGAGAAAAGAGCTTTTAAGTTACTTGATTTTGAAGTGACTAAAGGAGCTAGATACGACAACCAATCACCGAGAATGAGAGAACTTAACTTAGATGATGGTAAAGCTGTAGATGAATTAACTGCACAGAAAGAATATAGCAATCTTAGAGACGAAGCCCTAGGTGGAAGCCAAGAAGAAATAAACGCATTGCCTAAGAAAGAAAGATTACAAGTACAAAATAAAATACAAACTATAGAAGATTCTAAAAAAGTAATGAATACTATTGAAAAAGCTATAGAGAACCTTGACGCACAATTAGCTAGAGTTCAAGCACAGTATGCACCTAATAAAGTAAATAAAGATTGGTACCGTAAAAATTATGGTACTGATGAAATGGAAGATACAGAAATTATTATTGGTTTAAATAAATTAAAAGAGGATGCATTAAATCAAGTTAATAAAGAAATACAAAGAACTACAAGGTATAGAAGTAGAGATTTTCGTTCAGGTAAAAAAGGTGAACTAATAGATAAAGAAACTGTACAAGAGTCAGTAAATGATGTAACTAAAGTTTCTTCTGGTCCTTCACTTGGCATAGTTAAACAAAATCTTATTAACGATAGAAAAAGAATTGCACAAAATATTGCTAAATTAGATGGTGAGATATCAGAAGTTGTACCATCTTTTAAGAAAGCTAATGAGATATTAGAAAGCAAAGATGTATATGACCCTGATTATTGGAATAAAGACTGGGGTTCAATAAACCCTAAAGAAGATTTAGCATCTGTTGTAAAAAGAAACATTGAGGAATCTGATGGAACTATTATATTTTATTCAGGTACGACATCTAAAAAGTTAAAATCAATTAAAGGGTATCTAGATAATGCAGACTTAGGAGTACGTGGTACTTTAAAGACAGGTGCATATCAAGGTAACAAACCACACATAGTTATTGATTTATCTAAAACTACTTCAAAGAAACAAATAAAAGAAATGCAAGAGTTTATTTATAGAAATCGTGTAAAGAAATTAAACGTTGTAGGTAGTTCAGATATAGACAATGTACAAAAAGCATTACAAAAAAATATAATGGAAGATTTATTATATTACCAAAGTAAAAATCAAAGAGTAACTTTAGGTAAATTAAAAACTGTATTGGAAGAAAATTTAGAACAGATACGTAAAGTACCTACTGATGAAAGCAGTGATGAAGTAATCAATGCTATCTATGAAGAGTTTACTAAAACAACTTCAGGTAAGAGTGTTAAAAATGTTAATAGACCTAAAGCTACAGCACACTTGTTATCTGAGTATTGGGATGAAGGTTACATACCAATGCCTGATGCTAGATTGTTCCTACGTGTATTTAGACCTATGAGAGATTTACACCTTAGATTAACTGGTAGAAGTAGAAACATAACAGATGAAGCCTACGATAAATTATTATCTAAACCTATTACTGATTTAGCTAAATTAGAAGTTAAAGGTGCAGATAGAAACATGGCTGAATCTATATCTAGGTTAGTAAGAAAGACAAGAGTAAATGTAAAACTTAATACAGATGGTGATGACATTACACAAATTACAGATGGTATGGTTTCTTTAATTGGTGATGGATATATGCAGATGCTTTGGAAACCTTCTATCCTATTGCGTCCAGCTTGGGTTACAAGGGTCGTAGGAGAAGAGCAAATTAGAATGTGGGCAGAAGGACTAGACAATGTATTTACACACCCTATCTCTGCTTTTGCTTGGATATTTGGAAGAAGTCCACAAAGAAATAGGCAA